CTTTCGACACATGGGGAACGGATATTATCCTATATGTAGATCCGGGTGATAGCTCATTTAATATTTACTACTATCGAAAACCTTTGTACTTAAAATATGTTACTGATGTTCCGACAGATGTTCCAAGTACATCACATTATGCGTTGGTCCTTTACGCAGCTATGAGGTATATGCAATCTGAGGATGATTTTGATCAGGCAAGGGAATTCGAGAAGTCCTTTGAAAAGAAAAAGAACTTGATGATTGATCAAATACAAGGTAAGGTCTATCCGTCATTTCCAACGGTGGTGTGGTGATGTCTGAGAAGTTACTATACGAGGTTAAGGATATGTCTGGAGGCTTGAACGTTGGCACCAGACCTCATTTAATTAGAGATAATGAAGTTCAGGATTGTCAAAACATTGACTTATTACCAGGCCAGGCGGCAACGTGTGATGGATACGGATTGATAAATTCCTTGTCGGCAGAAAGAATCTATAACTATGCTAAACGAGACGGAACAGTCCAACTTGTCCAGCAAGTAGCAGATAAATTATATATTGATGGAACCTTAGTGAAGTCCGGCATTGTCGGGCTTCTTTCTTTTGAGACGTATCAGAATTTATTATTTTGCACTAACATTGAAACATCTTTTATTTGGAACGGGCTTATATCGGTATGGGGAATAGAAAAGCCTGGGACAACCTGTACAGCAACGGTGTCAGGTGATGCTGGATTACCAAATGAGGAACGTTCGTATTACGTAACTTTTGTTAACGATCGAGGTCAAGAAAGTAATCCTTCTCCTGCTTCCAATACTGTCTCTCCTTCGTTAAAAAAGGTTGACCTAACAGATATACCAACTGGTGAATCAAATACCGCCAAACGGAGGATATACGCCTCTGCTACCATTGGCAGCACAACAGGAACATGGTTACTCGTCGAGATAGCGGATAACACAACAACAACGTATACCGACAATATGGCAGGGAGTTCTCTTATTATTGGTAATGCTTTAGAGACTGATAATGATCCACCTACTAAGTCTAGTTATATCTTAGAGCATAAGAACCGGCTGTTCTTGGCACAGGGTTCCTTCCTTTACTTCTCCAAGCTGAATAAGCCAGAATCATTCCCTTTGTCTAACTACATCCCCTGTAATGATGGAGGGGATAGGATCACGGGAATAAAAGTTTTAAATGATTGGGTTGTAATTTTAAAGGAACGATCAATTCAAATGCTTTCCGTGGAAGGAGAACCGTCTTCTTGGAATTTCAAAACGATTAATGATAGTCGGGGGTGCCCTTATCCGGAAACTATTCAACTTTTGGACAACAATATAATCTTCATGGGCGTTGATGACCTATATCAGATCCAACCAACTTTGGTTCAGGACGAGAGAAGCATAGTCCCAGTTGGTACGAGGATTGAAAGCCTTCTGGTCAATGAGTCATCCCCCATCAGTGTTGACTATGACGGAAGGTATTGGCTAAAGATCAGTAAGTCAATCATAATCTACGATTATAGAAGGAATTACTTCACAAAGTATGTCTTTCCTGATGTTCCGAAGTCCTTTTGTGTGACAACTGCTAATAAACTTCTTTTTGGCACAATCAAGGGAACTATGCAGTACGGAATGAGCAAAAACTTTAATGGCGTAGCAATTAGCTCATTTGTTGTTGGTAAGGACTTCGATATGGGTAGTCGTAGTAGAATGAAAAAAATCAGGAAGATATTTGTTTATTATCGCAAGGAGACTGTTAGTGATAGTATGTATGTCCAATTCGGTACGGACAAGGTTGGTTATGGAGATAAATTAACAATAGGACTAGCTAATGGGTACATGGAATGGGGTCCTAATAGCCTGTGGGGTAGACTATGGGGAGGACAATCGTCTCCGGGTCAAGAGTCTCAAACAATATTTCAGAAAGATAATTACTTTAGAGTGAAGATGGGAAGCGATTCTATTCCTTCTCAGTTTTACGGGTTTGGAATTATCTACAAAATAAAACGAATTAGGTAGGTGGCATAACCTTGGCAATGATACAAAATATAACCAGAGCTAATAACTTCGTTAATGGTACGCCTGCTGACGCTGAAGCTGTAGATGCTGACTTTGATGCACTCTACGAAAAGTTGTCTGAAATATTATATGCGTTTAGTAGCGCGTCGATAGGGGAAAGCATTGCTGAAAAGATGAATTGTGCCCCGATTGACGGACTTATTGACGGTACTATTTACGAAAAGCTGGCTGACATTAAAAGCCAGCTTGGCATTGCGGTTACAGGTACGATACCCAATTCAAGCCTAGAAGCAACTAAGCTAGTTATTGAGCTACAAAGATTCCTTAAAAGCACGCGCAAGGAAAATGCAAACACCATGGCTGTCCACGATAAAAACGGACTAGCTATCCCAGGTACGAATAATATTTATGACTTATTAGATAATACGAACTCGTATTCTTGTGGTAAGCTAGATGCTACAAAGACCATGACAACTATTGCATTGAGCGTTGGAGCTACCAGTATAACAGTGGATGACGCGACCGGAATCGTAGTTAATAATGAGTACACTATTCAGCAATCCGATAAGATGCAAAGTTTTATAGTAACCTCAGTATCTGGAAAAGTACTCACCGTCCCTGCATTAGTAAATTCGTTCGGAGTTGGTGCTATTGTGTATCGCTCCAATGTCATACTCGATCAAGGAAGAATGGTATTCGGAACCGTGAGGAGCGTAACCTTCCCTGTTAAAATAACTGACCCGTCACTACTCCCTGCTGGAACGGTCAATGGGGTTGCCTATTCTCCTGATGGTAAGTGGCTTGCTGTAGCCAGTGGTTCAACTCCATATCTAATTCTCTATAAAAGAACAGGAGATGTATTCCTAAAACAGCCAGACCTTGATGGAAAACCAACGTCTGATTGTTACTGCGTTGCTTTCTCGAAAAATGGAAAATACTTCACAGTTGGAACTAGTGGTTCAACGACTTCTCATTATAAAATATCAGGTGATGTATTTACTAAGCTCACTCGACCTGTATCTTATCCTGCAGGAACAGTATATGGTGCTGACTACTCAGAGGACGGAACATATCTAGCCCTTTCCCAATCCTCATCCCCGTATTTGGTAATCTATAAAATAGACGATGTTGTTTTTACTAAGCTTGCTGACCCTGAGACTAAACCAACTGCGACATGCCACGGCATTAAATTTTCTCATAATGGAATTTATCTTGCCGTATCGTCGGACGCTTCTCCCTATGTGTTCGTTTATAAAAGAACAGGAGATGTTTTCGATAAGATTAGTAATCCTGAATCATTACCAACTGGTGATGGTGACGCATTGTCATGGGGAAAAAACGATGAGTATTTAGCGGTAGCGCACGAAGTAACTCCGTTCGTTACGATTTACAAAAGGACATCAGACACTTTTGCCAAACTAGCTAACCCATCAGTCCTGCCCACTGGAAATGCGTTCGGTGCGGACTTTAGTAAGGATGGCAGCTACCTAGCGATAGCTCACGCGGTTACTCCTTTTGTCACGATGTATGACAGGCTAAATGATACGTTCTCTGCCCTCCCTAACCCAATTTCTCTACCAGCAGACGATGCGAAGTGCGTTACATTTGGCCTTGATGATTCGTTTCTAACAATTGGTCATGATACTAATCCCTATATATCAACGTATAAATGCGGAACAAAGGTTGCTAATATTGATGTTCGGTATAACGTAGTCCCTGTTGATCCGACAAAGGAAGTCTACGCATGGGTTCACCATGAAAAAGACACCAGTTTTAATATTACGCCTACGCTATCAATCGTTGACTCTGGAAGCGATGAACTATATGCATCAATGGCGCTGAGTACTACAGAAGTAAACGACAATCTGATTATGGATTCAGTAAGAGGTTCTGCTTCTTTATCGAAAAGTAAGGTTACGTTTAAAATGGCGATCGCTAAAGGAGTAAACGTAGATAAGGCTATTACTAAAATACTTGGCTCAGTGGTTTAAGGAGGCGGAACGATGCCAACTACAGCTTATTATTCTAACGATGAGGATTTAGCAAGTGGCAGAAAATACCTTGGTGGAGATGTTAATTACATCAAGTGGACACCCGGGACGAGAATCAAGAAGGGGCAGCTAGGATTAGGTGGCAACGCTGTAATTCCAAACTCTGCTTATTATGGCGGTCAAGCATTGGGCGGGTACGATGCAGAAGGAACAGCTAATGAAATACAGAAATACCAAGGATTGAACAACGCAACAGCAACGGCGAATCTTCAATATGCTCCACAGATTAACCCTATTAGTTCTAAGATTCAAGGGATACAGGCTTCGATGGCTGATGCTGCACGACAAGCAGAAGCGCAAAGATTAGCGGCGAATAACCTATCCTTGGACAATGTTAATCAAATTAGAAGACTACAGGATAGCAACAGGGGACGCACGAATGAGACGATGAATACTCGTGGTTTAATGAATTCTGGCATAAATGATTATGCTCAAGGTCAGATTAATGCCGCCGAGGGTGCAGGGTTACGGAATAACCAAGCTCAGTTATCTCAGACGCTCAAGGGTATTCAGGATTGGTTGAGTGGCGTGCAACAGACCGGACAGGGCAATGTTGCTGACTTAGAGTCTCAAAAGGCCGGATTGTTGGCACAGGTTCCACAGTTGGCACAGAGTATTTATGATAAGCAACAAAGTGACGCTGCGGCTGCAAAATTTGAGCAAGATCAAGCTATAGCCAAGTTAATGGGCATTTATCAAGGTGCCCCAACGTTGGCTGGTCAGGAATTTACTAGAGCTGGACAACAAGCTGATAGGACTTTTGGACTACAAGAAGGAGAGTTACTTGGTAACTATCAAGGACTTCCAACTTTAGGAAGAGAGAGGATGAATCAGGATGTTAATCAGTTCTATCAAAAACAGGCGCAAGATGAAAGTCAATTTGGTAGATCTAATGCAATAGCTCAACAAAGGGCGAATGTGAATGAGTTTGAGGCAACGGGTAATATGCCTAACGGTAAAACTTCTGCTAATGTTCCAACTCCATTCATGGAAGCCGCTATTAATGCTGGTAACGCTACGGGTGTTGATCCTCTTCTGATTGCGGCTATCGGCAAGCATGAGACAGGCTATGGAACGCTTGGGGCCGGGAGAGAAGGGTATAGTTTGGGTTATGGCTACCCTGCACCGGGACAAGGAAACGCTAAATACCAAGATGCTCCCGGAGAATTTAGTAATCAAACTCTATCGGCTGCTAAACAAATTGCAGGGTATTTAGGAAACAAAGATGTCACATTGGAAAACCTGACTGACTTTATGAATAATAGTTGGAAGCCTGGTGACAGAAATTGGGCGAACGCTGTGTGGAGGGAATACCAACAACTTAATAAGGATGCAACGACTGTTGGGTCTGCTCCTACAAAGAAGTTAACTGGTCCCGAAAGAACAGACGCGGCAACGGCAGACGCAATGGATATTTTGAACCAGTTGGCGAACCAACATAAAACAAGAACTGAGATCATGAAGTTTATCAACGATAATTCCGGAAGGTTTGAGGCAAGCGGGGCAAGTTCGGCTTACCTAAGAGATTGGGCGGACAAGGCTTTTGAATGGGATGGATAGGAGGTAATTAATTGGCTACTAATATGTTTGCGGATCTACTTGATAAGCCAAGTTCTCCAAAAGTAAAAAAGAATATGTTTGCCGACCTTCTTCCTCCTGAACCAAAGCAAGCAAATGTGCAGCCCGAGTTTTATGAGGATACTCCTGACTATACAAAATATCTGACTACTTCCCATGCCGTTAGTTCGCCTGTTGTTCAACCTACTCAGCCCTCAACGTGGGATCAAGT